AATAAGGGGGTATCTATGTCATTCAAAAGAGGAGATAAAGTAAAAATTGTAGAGAATTGGGCATCCCTGGATGATTTTAGTATTCCAACAAGGTACATTGAAGCAGCAGCAGCAGATAGTATATGGCTTACAATTGCAGATGTTGTTGAAACATATACAACATATGCTTTTGGAGTTTTTCGGCTTCTTGAGGATACAGAGAATTTTGCATGGCCCGAATGGTTGTTAGAACAGGCAACAGGTGAATGGCCAATGGCTGACCCTGCACCTGAAGAAGATTATTATGTCCACACTCAGCCAGGGATGTACAAAACTTATCAGGGGCCAAGAATTGGTGAAATACTTGGGCGCAGGTAAAAGTAACTTTTGGGACCATGTCATAAATGAATAGACTAAGTGAGGTGAGCAAGGATGCTATGGGACACACTTATATTGTTCATTGCAACAGAAATAGGGTTTAGGGTTATAACTTGCTTAATGGCCTTTATAGGCAACTTTCCGCATAACTACCCATTGGGGGTGTTCATATTATGACAGTAAAAATGAGAAAAGCGGCTTTAGCCTATGCAGAAGGGCTTATAACTTGGCAAGAATATAAGGAGATAATAGATGAGCTGCAAAATGTGCATAGATAGTTTGCACTCTCTTCTACTCACTTCACAAAAAATAGGAAAGGTTCTGAGCGTAGAAGGGGATGATATGACAAATGAGTTTTTCAGAGAACTGAATGTCCTGAGGAGAACCATCAAGGCGATTGAATTTGAAAAGGAGAAAACAAATGTGTGAATTTTTTAGTTGTGTCAGCAATGGTCAAGGAGCGATCTGGTACTTTGATTGGGAGCTCAGAAAAAGGTGTATTTCAGGCGAACTTGATTATAGCCCTGATTCACACACCTCTATAGCCGATTACTATGGTTTTGGGGGTGAGAAAGAGGATCATATGAACAAATATGAGTTCAATCCTCTGACCGGTTATTTTGATATTGAACAACTTAACGGAATGGATGATTCACAGTTAGTTGAAGTAAAAGTTAGACAACTTGATTTTTCCAAAATAGTCCCTCAATTGGTGATTAAAGAGATAGTAGACCCCTTTGGACTACCACTCCGAGAAGTAACACCTGAAATGATTAAACTACTTGAAAATTGGAATTCGGTGAGGAATTCGGTGTGGGATTCGGTGTGGAATTCGGTGTGGAATTCGGTGAGGAATTCGATGAGGAATTCGGTGTGGGATTCGGTGAGGAATTCGGTGTGGAATTCGGTGTGGGATTCGGTGTGGGCATATGCTGTCTCTTTCTTCTCGGGGGTAACTAACTGGGAATATACGGAGAATCTAGGCCCTAACCCTTGGGAACCTTGCCAGAAGTTATGGGGAATGGGTATAGTGCCAAGCTTTGATGGCAAAATTTGGAGATTACATTCAGGTCCAAAAGCAGACATCATTTATACATGGGAGCCAAACAAATGAGAGAATGTAAAATAATAGCATATCCAACATACCAGAAATGGTATGAATACAAATGCAAACAATGTAAGACATATAAATATGTTAAAGTTTCTCAGCCTTTTAGCCACATAACATGTTTAAGATGTAAAACCTTCAATGGGATGGCCTTGCAATGATCTACAATGAGATAAACCAGCTTTGGGCTAGAGAATACCCCCTGTCAATTTGTGGATGGGGGTATCATAAAAAAGGGAAATGCCCAACTTGTGACTCTTACGAACCGATGGTAGAGGCAGAAAACAGAGAAATGGATAAGGTAATGGAGGATTAAAATGGAAGAGATAGGACTAGTATGTTTGGAGATTAACTGTTTTGACAGAGCAAGGGTTAAAGGTCGATGTTCCAGACATGCATCTAAACAGTATCGGAAAGAACAGAAAGAAAAGTTACTTTCTAACAATCCTGTCAATGCCTCGAATTCTATGGTAATCACGCAATTTCCTTATCCTGAGCAGGTAACTATCTGGCATTGTTCCGATGAAACTGAGCACTCAAATGAGGTTACAGCTTTAAGGTGGGAACTTGACATTATTAGGGAGAAGCTGAATGGTAGAAAAACCTCTTGACCCCCCTAGAGAATGGGATTGCGCCAACGGCTGGCACGAGTGGAAGAAAGAAGTCTATGAATCGGCTGGTATCGAGTTCTACAGATGCAAAATTTGTGGCATCTGCGAAGAAGATCTGGAAGAAGAGGACTGAAATTTATGTATGGGGTATTCTATGAAAATGATGATGGTGAAAAGCACAGGTTAGAAGAAGAAACTTTTTGGTTCAAGGAGGATGCAAAGGACAGAGTTGAGGAATTGAAGCTAGAATATCCTGGCTATTTCTTTTATGTTAAGCACCTGAGAGATGATAAATGAAATCTTTTCTTATCCTATCTGGGATATATTTTTATTTTTCAAACAGACACATAGAGCTTAACAAGTATAGTCCTATTCTTGGTGTCATTTACCTGACAGTATTATACTTAACAATTCACTGAGGGACAAAAATGAGAGATCCAAATTTGAGAAGACTAAAAACGGCCATGCATCTACTAGAGATTGCAATAGAAACAGCGCCATACCCTACCTGCGAAGATCCGTATGCCTGCAAATCTTGTAATCCTATGTGCAAAGCAATGAATGCAGCTCACTCAGCTTTATATTGGATTGAGGATGTTGCAAAAAGATTGAACGAAGAAGAAAAGAAGAGGGGCGAAGATGAGAGTACCAGAGTGCCAGAGTTGTAAAGGACATCGAGAACAACTGCTAAAAAACCCTAAACAGGGGTGCTTACGTTGTGAATCTAGACACACCAAGGGGCATGAAGCTGAACCATGCAAAACCTGTTTTGCAACATACACCCCTTGGGACCACTTCCCATGTTTTAAGGAGGATATAAATGGCTGAGAACAATCAAAAAGGGAAGCAACACAACCTGAACCGGAGTATGAAAAACCGGGTTTCCGGCAAGGGCAAGGCTCATGTGGTTATTTCAACAAAGAATAAAGCGAAGCACCGAGCCAGAAACAAAGCCCAAGGCGATCCTTTGGATACAATCTCATACCGGTGCAAACATCCAAAACCTTATAGCCCTCTTGATTCCCTGGAGAAGAAATGAAAACGATAGGGTATTGACAGTATGACATATGGCTATATAAGGGTCTCGACTTCAAAGCAGGAAGCCGAAAGCCAAAAGTATTCTATCTTGCAAAAGTTTAGGTGCGAGGCTTTTGTAACCGAGCAGGTATCCGGCAAAGTGAGCTGGAAAGATAGGGAACTCGGCAAACTTGTCAAGTCTATGGATTCTGGAGATACCCTTGTTGTTTCAGAATTATCAAGACTTGGTAGATCATTTTATGAGGTCATGGAATTACTTGCATTCATGTCTCAAAAAGGTATCAGGTTGCATTCCCTTAAAGAGAATTTTGACTTAGCAGACAACATCCAAAGTAAGGTAGTAGCTTTTGCGTTCAGTCTAGCAGCAGAAATTGAGAGACAGCTCATATCACAACGGGTGAAAGAAGCATTAGCCTTGAAAGTGAGCCAGGGAGTAATTTTAGGTAGGCCATTTGGTTCTAAGGATGCTAAACCTCGTTTGAGAGGGAAGAACATAAATAAGAATTGCATGAGATAACCAATGATCCACAAAACATGGAAAACATGGAAACGCAAAAAGAAAAAGAAGCTTAGTTATATTGAGGCATCTAAGAATTGGGTTTTTAGACTCTGGACAATGGGCGAGATTGCCCAAATGCTCAGGATTGAAAGAACAAAGCTGTATGAAATAAAGAATGAAACTAATTTACTTGTAGGTATGCATAGGCGTGTCCCGTATTGCAAGGAGGGCCAGATATTCTATACAGACAGGCAAATATTTGAATTGATCCTTTTTTTGCATCCTGACATAGCCGACATCGAGAAAGAATATCTAGAGCAACAAATTAGCGAGGTCCCAGATAATGCTACGTTTAAAGAGAGGCGCAAACCGAACAAAAGGCAAAAGACAAAAAGTGAAAGACTTGCTCTTGTCCACGCTGCCGAAGCAAAAAGAGCAGAAGCTAAGAGAAAACGAGAGCGAAGTAAAAGAAACCGAGCCGGGGAAATACTCCGTTGTAAAAGAGCCGAAAAAAAGTCAGTCTGGGTGCCTAGAACCAGTGGTTATACCGAAACATATAGCCCCGATAGACTACCTCAACCAAGTCCAACTTGCAATAGTGGGGCGGATAGAAGCACTGGCAATCCGAGGCACAAAAGAGGACTCGATAAGACTGAAAGCAAATCTGGCACTACTTAACAAGATTTTGCCAGATCTGACCAAGAATGAAGTGACACATACAATTTCACCATATGAAAAGATCCAGAAAGCTTTAGAGGGGAATAATGGAGATGAATAAAAGTCCAAAAGGAATCGAGCTAACTTGTGCTCAGTGTGGTTATGGCACAGGAGAGCATAAATGGATATGCAGAGGCAATATCTTGCCGATATCCTGTCCCCTCTGCAAATCCTATCATTGGGATGATGTCAAGGTTACAGCCAAAGAGCTGAAAGTTACTTTTAAAAAGGTGGGGGCATGATAATCGAGAGGGTAGCTCGTTATATGCAATCTCAGATAAAAGTGTGGCCGTGCAACACGAACCGTGCATCCGAGATAGGGCATGAGTGCGAGAGGTATCTAGTCTTTCTCCGCACAAAAGGAGGGGAAAAGAGATTACATTCCATTGACTCAGAATATATTTTTAGGGAGGGTAAGGACCAAGAAAAGGCAGTCCTAAGGTTACTTGCTGATGCGGATATTGAAGTCTTTGAACAGCAACGACCATTCGAATGGAAAGAGCACCAGCTCACAGGGCACATAGACGGTAAGGTGATGGACGGCGAGGATGTCTTACCTCTTGAAATTAAGTCGATGGCACCCTGGATATTTGACAAAACAAACACCTTGGATGATTTTTTCAACAGCAAATACTATTGGGTTAGGAAGTATCCGGCACAGCTCACCATGTACATGCTGATGGATGCCAAAGACAGGGCTCTATTCCTTCTCAAGAACAAATCAACAGGGAAATTGAAGGAAGTGCCGATTGAACTGGATTATAACTATGGTGAGTCACTTGTCCAAAAAGCTGAGAGAGTTAACCAGTGCATAGCAGACAAGATAATCCCTGAGCCTATCCAGTGGGGGGATGTTTGCAGTAAATGTGATTTTAACCATATCTGTGTCCAATCCGTTCTTAGGGAAGAATTACAGTTTGTAGTTGATCCAGATGCAGAAGATAAGATAGACGGTTGGTTTGAGCTTAAGGATTGGTCAGACAAGTGGAAGGAGCTAGACGAATGGCGAAGAGAACACTTCAGAGGGGTGGAGCGGGTGGTGGTGGGGCCATATCTGATAACCGGGAAAGCAATGGCAAAGGGGTGGAGAACAACAATCACAAAGATTTAAATGCAGCTTTGGACCGCCTGGCTTCAATGATTATGGACGAATATGGCGGGTG